AAGAATCGCACCTGTTTCTTCATTTAATCCAATGTTCTTTATACATGCATCAGCCAAGTCTTGTGTGATAGGTGGTAGCATGGGCACGGTTGGTCCGACTGTGGTGTATCGGCTTAATTCTGGAAATTCGTTCAGTAAGTTCGGTAAGTCAATCCCTGCGTACATTGCCGCTGTAGTATATGTCGGATGAAAGTGCATAATTACACGCACTTCAGTATCAATGTTTTTCTGTAGACCAAAGTGCATAGGCAATTCACCACTTGGTTTCAAATTGGTGCTGATATCAGTATAAGGCAAATCTTCCCAGCCATACAGAAACTTCGCAGTACCAACTCCACTTTGAATATACTGGTTAATTTTAATCTTTTTAAATTGATCAGGCTGCAAAGTTTGCTTGCGTACACCACTCGGTGTAACGTAGAAATGATCACGGCCATGATGACGAATACTGACATTGCCATCACGACTAGTGATCCAGTTACGCTTGTAAGCGTCTATCATTATATCACAAATCGTTTCTAACATATTCTTCCCTTAACTTTCTCTGTAACTTATGATATAACTGGAACATCTGTATCTGTATGCTCATTAGCTCTCCATAATCAGGGTCAGTGTTCTCCATGTTATCAAGCAATAATATTGGTCCTAAATTCTTTTCTATGATATTATACTTCATCTTTATCCTCTATGCATTTTATATGCTCACGCTGCTCAAACTTCTGCTCTTGCATAGTCTTTTCACCCCAGGCCTTGCGAGGGTTCATACAAACTAGACAATTCTTATTACCACAACCAAACATAGACCTCTTGGCATATTTGTGGGGATTATTGGTTACATCTTCAAAACCAAATACCTTTGCTATCTTGACCTTTCTTACAACCTTCTTGGTCTTTTGTTGTATACGCTCTGAATGCTTGAGTTTATCATTCTCTGTAGACATATTTACTCCAGTTTGAGTTCAGTGAGTTCTCCATTAACACCAATATCACCACGAATAAAAGTATTAAACGATAGGCTGGTTCTAAGGTTCTTGCCTTGCTTCTGCTCAACCATATGCTGCAGCTCAGACGGAAACATAACAAGGGCGCCTGTGCCGACAGGGAACCACCATGATTCTGAATTATATAGATTCCATGTGGCTATATCAGGTTTGATTCTCTTGTATGCATCGGAACTATAAAACATAATCTTGTCCTTATCAATATCAGAATCAAGGTACAATACACCAGAGACCAAACTATTTGGGTGTGCATGGCGATGGTGAAACTCACCAGATTTTGTATAGTTAATCCATGATTGTGTGATATAAGGCTTGACCTTATCCTTTACACAAAGAATATTGAAGTAGAATTCATTGACATATTCTTCCAATAATTTTTTGATATCAGCCAATTCAGGTTGATTCAATATGTAATTATCGGCAGTATGAACATTGCCGTTATTCTTTACAGTCTTGGATTGGTGCTTCTTAACAAAGGCCAATTCTTCCTTTGTATATGGTCTACCCATTTCACCAAACATAACAGGTGTGGGAAATAGGCCATGTATAATAGGTTGCTTCATAATATTCCTTTTTCAATCATTATATCATACTTTTCAGTTTTGTGTGGCAATAATGCAAAAAACCACCCGTAGGTGGTCATTCATGCCTCAATCGTTTCCTGTGCGTCTTTTGATATAACATAATTAATATACTTAATCGCATCATTTTCATTATCATAATATTTAATAATTGTTTGGGCTGTGTGCATACTCATAAACACTAAAAGTATATTAACATCCAAATACAAAGAAAACTTAATAGCCCAACCATTGCGTATGATTGGGCTAAAGCTCCGGGAACTACTCTTTATGTCCTGTAGCAGTAACGACCTTAAACTTTCCGGATTTAACGATTTCTTTTGCATTAACATTCATATCTTTAACAGTATCAATAACCTTACTGGTGTATATATTAAATGTGTTATTCGTAAATTGATCAAATGCTTTAACGCTGGATACTTGAAAAGCTTCAATTGTATCTAAAAAAGTTGAAGCATACTCTTTGGTCTTAGAATCAAATTCTGTGACCATTGATTGTGGGTTAAACATATTAAACATGGTATTTTCCTGTTCTGATGTATTCAGCTCGTTTCATTCTTGCTTCAATGACTGCGCCGAAGAATATTTTAAAAAAGTTTATGATTGTTTGCATGATTATTCCTTATACAAATACTAAGTTTTTTGATATTAGTGTTACTACTTATATTAGTATTTATAAGGAATCACATTTATTTATGTTGCAAGCGCACAATTTTTCAGGTATAAATTACTTATTTTCTTGGTAATCTTCATATTTCATTTTCGCCAGAATATAATCTTTAACTAATGATGACCTCACGATATCATCGGCGGTAAATTCAATACGAGTAAAGGCTGACATATGCATGGCAATATCAAAGAATTTTAGAATGCCTGACATATCATTCTTTTTCTTATTCAGGTCAGTTTGTCTATAATCACCACACCATATAATTTTGGACATATGCCCAACACGGGTCATAACGGTATCAATTTCTTCATAGGTAAGGTTCTGCATTTCATCCACAATAATAATAGCATTATCAAATGACATTCCACGGATAAATGATGTAGATATAAACTGAATGTGGCCTTGTTCCTCAAGACGATCCCATGCGTCCTTGCGACCAAATAATGTCTCGCATATCTGACGATACGGTTGCTGATAGATATCCATCTTTTCATTCACATCACCAGGCAAATGCCCAATTTCTCTTGATTGTACAGCAGAACGGACAACGATGATTTTATTAAATGGGTTAGATTTGTCCATCACCTCTTCAATGGCTTTATATAATGCACAGAAGGTTTTACCAGTACCAGCCACACCATGTAATGCTACAAAGTAATCACCTCTTTTGTAGGCATCAAAGAATAGTTTCTGATTTTGTGTTAGAGGATCAAATGTTTTTAAATCATCCAATCTTAACTTTAATTGATTGGATGGTTTTGGTGCTGGTTGTTTAAGTTCTACAACATTTTCATGAGCTAAGTTGGTTGCTTGTTTGCGAGCCATTGATTTTTCCTAATACATGAGTTTTGTGGATTTTACAGGTTACCCAAGAGTTCCAATATTGTTCACTTAATAAAGCATGACGATTGAATATTTCCCAAGTTTCCCAGTAATTGCAAGCTGATCTAGTTTTACACAAATATAATATCTCTCTCGTATATTGATCCTCTCCGTTTTTAATAACTTCTTTCTGTAACTCCTCATTACTTCCCCAGTAATTTAGCCAATCACTGGCCTTCCGTATCTTTTTCTTTTTACCTTTGATTTGACGATAACCAGCCTTGGTAAATAGTTTTTTACCAATATACTTTTTACCTGTTTGATGGTGTGTGATTAAGTAAACATAACCTACATTATCGGCTATGTGTTCTTCTTTGAATTCTTCTGCTGTATTATGATAATACCAAGTCAATCAATAATCCTCATCCTGCTCAAGATCATCTTCTAAAATATGTTCCGCACAAAAAGGACAAAATCTAGGTGTATCTTCACAGTTCAATTCATCGTATGACAAAGTAAAAACAGAATCACAATTAGAGCATTGATGTTTAACTACCGTCATTTATTCTCCATGTTCATTGTTCTATAATTTGCTATTGCTGCCTTAATTGCATCTTCAGCTAAAATAGAACAGTGTATCTTAACGGGAGGAAGTGCCAATTCGGTGGCAATGTCTGTATTTCTAATTCGTCCAGCATCTTCAAGAGATTTTCCTTTGACCCACTCAGTGACCAACGAGGAGCTTGCGATTGCTGATCCACAACCATAAGTTTTAAATTTAGCATCTGTAATGATGTCATTTTCAACCTTTATTTGCAATTTCATTACATCACCGCAAGCAGGTGCACCAACCATCCCTGTGCCGATGTTCAACTCATCTTTCGCAAATGAACCCACATTCCGTGGATTCTCATAGTGATCCAATACTTTTTCAGAATATGCCATTAATTTTTAGGGTGTTTTCCACCGCAAACTGGACAACCTTCGTCTGTATTTTTCATATTATTTACTAAAATATGATTTAACTTTTGCCTGTGCAGCTACAGCCCAAAATGGTTGTGGAAAATTCCAACCAACAACGGCACCAACTGCAACCCAAAATAGAATTTCTAGCATTTAAATCTCCTTGTTATACTGCAAAAGATGAACCACAACCACATTTATTGGTTGAATTCGGATTTTCAATCACAAAATTAGAACCACTTATTTCTTTCTTAAACTTAATTACAGAACCCGTTAGGTATTGCATAGACATGGCATCAACTATTAAATGAATATTATCATTAACAGAAAAACTAAAGTCATCATCACTTTCTTCTGTATCCCAAGTAAAGCCATACTGAAAACCAGAACACCCGCCGCCTTGCACAAACACCCTCAATCCTTTGAGGCTCATGTTGTTCTCATCAATATATAAATCAGTAATTTTATCTTTAGCTGATTGGTCTATTGTTATCATATCATTGGCACCAAGATTGTTTAGCTTCACCATAGTATTCACGAGCATAACCATTTTGAATTAGTAATGCTCTGAGTGATTGGCCATCCAATATAATATCACCCAACACACGGCCACCATATTTGTCCCATGACATAATAGTAACCAATCTTTGTTTACTTGCATTGATTACTTTCTTGGTGAATTCGCTTGCAGCTAAACCACGTTCTGCTTCAGAAGGGCATTGAGCTCTAAATCCTTTCTCTGGTGTATCAACACCATAGACACGGACAGATAGAACAGGTTTCAAAGGTGCAGGTAAAAATGTGGCCTGAAACTCTACAGTATCACCATCAACCACACGGGTTAATGGAAATTCATAGGTTACAGCCTTAGGTTGTTTTTGTGCCAATGCCATTACAGGCATCAGCATCAAAATTACTAATAGTTTTTTCATAACTTCCTTATGCAGCCTTACCCCAAACATCGTTCCATGTTCCTGATAATGTGCCTTTTGAATAATCGGTTGATCTATTTTCAAAGAAATTTGTATGAGTTGGAGCATTAATCATTGTTTCAACCCAAGGTAATGGATTGCGTTTAACTTTAAATATGCCTTTCATACCAAGACTAATCAATCTCCTATCAGCTATATATCTAATATATTTTTTCAACTCATCGGCTGTTAAACCTTCATGTTGACTAACACCAAATGCTAGATCAATGAATCTATCTTCAAGTTCAACCATTTTCTCTGCAATGGTATAGATACTAGATTTTAATTCATCATTCCAAATTTCAATATTTTCATTGATGTATGTTTTAAACAACTTAATCATATTTTCAGCGTGCATTGTTTCATCAACGATAGACCAAGTAATAATTTGACCCATACCTTTCATCTTGCCTTGGCGGGGAAAGTTTAATAACATCACAAAAGAACTAAACAACTGCATACCTTCTGTAAATGCTGAGAACACAGCAATATGCTTTGCAGTATTTTCTTTGGTTCCATTCTTATCTGAAATATCCAAAACATAATCGTGTTTATCTTTCATTTCTTGATATGATAAAAATTCATTATACGTTGAATCGGGCAACCCTAGTGTTTCAATCAAATGTGAATATGCAGCAATATGTAATGCCTCACGAGCTGCAAATCCCAATAACATCATACGCACCTCTGGTTGTGGAAAATATGGTAGATAATTTTTTACATAACCACCTGCCACATCAATATCACCTTGTGTGAAGAAACGGAAGATATGGGTCAGAAATTGTTTTTCTTCATTGGTCAATTTCTTTTTCCAATCTTTAACATCTTCAAGCATAGGTACTTCTGAATGAATCCAATGGCTTTGTTCGTGTTTTAACCATGCGTCATAAGCCCATGGATAATTAAAAGGTTTAAAGCTGTTTCTTGTGTCTGTTAACTTACTTTCTGTTTTCTTGATCATTTTCTCTCTCGTACATGACTGTGTTTGTGTCGCCTAACGCCCATTTTGAATCTGTTTCAACTGACCACCGTTTGGTTGCCACTCTAAAATCTGGCATCTTTAACTCTTTAGGATTACTACTCGGTTCTAATACTAGCATACGATTGTTTGGTTGTGCTGCGTACTGACCATTATCTAGTTTAATAAAATTGTATGATTTGTGATCAGGAACATCTTCACTAAAACCGGTGTCTAATATGTTGAAATCCGGATGAGCCGAATCAACAGTAAACATATATTCTCCAAATGCCCATTGACCATTCTTCAATTTAATCTTACACTTCATAGACTGTAATTGTGCTTTCTTTAACACGGTGATATCATAAGATAAACAGTCCCACAATTGTAAATAGTCTAGTGGGTATGGTTCACCTTCAATAGGCTTCCAACAAAAAGCATGAAGTGGTAACTTATCATACAATGCACCATATTCATTTAGATAGGCTTCAATACGAAACGCCTGACCTCTTAATGATTTGATTGATACCCACCAACAAGGAACTAATTCGCCGTGTCCTTTTTCAAAATCATATAAGAATTCTTTACGAATAAAACAACCTACAGGAGGAAGGTTTGCTATAATATGCGCCATTTACCAATGCCTTATGATACCTGCTACGATGAATAAGTTTGTTATTATATAACAAACTACAATAACTGTCCTAATAATTGCAATTTTATCCGACTCTAAATCACATGAGCCGGATTTTTCGCCTAGTGCTTTTGCCCACAATTTCCACATATACTACTGACAAGCCAAGCACTCATCACCGCCAATCACAGCACTCATATCCAATTCTTTGATGATTTCTCTCTCAATTCGTTTTGATATTTTATCTGCTTTAGCAAGTTTTTCACTACGGCAATAGTAAAGTGTTTTTAATCCTTTTTTCCATGCCATAAAGTGGCATATATGTAAATACTTGATATTTGCATCTGGTCTAAAAAATAAATTCAGTGATTGTGCCTGATCAATATCTTGTTGACGGTCAGCTGCATGTTCAATTATCCAACGCTGATCAATCTCCATGCCAGTTTTGTATATATCTTTCTCATAATCATCTAAAATATCCAAATGTTGCACAGAGCCATCATTTGCAATAATAGATGACCATGTATCTTCCATTTGTTCTTCTGTTAAACCTTTACTGCGGAGTAATACATCAAGAAATTTATTCTTATTCAAATGCGAACCACTCAATGTATCCTGGCGGTAAGCGTTAGCCCGATAAGGCTCAATTGAAGGACTGGTATTTCCCATAATAATGCTTGAAGATGCATTGGGAGCAATAGCCATAACGTGACTGAAACGGCGACCAGTACCAGCTGCATCAGGAGCTTCACCTCTCTCACTACCCAATTGTAAATTCGCTTCATCTAATTTACCCCTGATATATTTAAATACTGACATGTTTATACTTTTTGCGACTGCTCCTTCAAAAGCAACATTTTTTTTCTGTAGATATGCATGGAAACCCAGAGCACCAATCCCGATACTGCGCTCACGCATAGCACTATATTTTGCTCTTTTAATCCCATCAGGAGCATTATCAATAAAATACTGCAAGACGTTATCAAGCATCTCTGCCACGTCCCGTAAAAATAATTTATCATTTTTCCAGTCATCATAAAACTCCAAATTAAGAGAAGATAAACAACATACAGCTGTACGGTCTTTATCTGTTGGTAAAATAATCTCCGAACACAAATTAGATTGTTTGATTGATAGACCTAGTTTCTTTTGAAACTCAGGCATGGCATGATTACTTGTATCAATATAGTGGATGTATGGTTCACCAGTTAGCATACGGGTTTCAAGTATGCTTTGCCAAAGTTCACGAGCTGATACAGTGTCACGAACAACACCTGAAGCGGGATCTTTCAGTTCCCATGTATCATCCATTTGATTGTCCAACATAGATTGTTCAACCAAATTCATAAATTCATCAGTAATATTAATACCGTGATGTAAATTCAAACACCTCATGTTTTGATCGCCAGTTGGCTTACGCATCTCTAAAAACATACGGATATCCGGATGACTAATATCAAGATATGCTGCGTAACTTCCACGGCGTGTGCGGCCTTGGCGATATGCTAATGAGCTTGCATCATAGGTTTTTAAGTGTGGCATAATACCTGTTGATTTGTCATCAGCACTACGAATTCCTAGGCCAATACCAACACCACCACCTAGCATTGATAACCAATTTACTTCCGAAAGACAATCAACCAAACCTTCTGCGCTATCGTGTAGATAAGGTAAGAAGCATGATATAGGAAGGCCACGCTTAGAACGCCCAAAAGAAAGAATGGGAGTAGAATAACTGAGCCAATGCTTACTGCTGTAGTCATATAATCTTTGCGAATGTTCCAAGTTTGACCCGAACGCTTTTGAAACATATGCAAATCTCTCCTGTGGTGATTTTTCATCTTCTTTCATGTACGATTCTTGCAATCGTTTAATGCCTAACTCATCAAACAAACCATCACGAGAATATTCTACCCTAATATCATGTACGATATCTTGCATTAAAAACTCCAATTATTATTATTCTGTTATAAATTCTGATGCCATCGGGAATACTTTGGCGATTACTTCAGCACAGGCCAATGCGACCTGCATATGTTCTTTTTGTGTACCGTTACCTGAACGCACTTGAATGAAATGAATCCAACTGCGTAATGTTCCATTCATGTATAGGCGTGATACTGTTAAACCTTCTGGTAATACAGCACGAGCCTGTTCTTTTGCGATACCGTTTTTTACTGCCCATTCATAAGCTTTAGTTGATGCTAGAATAACATCTTGTTGCATCCATTTCCATTGCTCTCTAAGATTCTCTGCAAACAAGTTATCCTCAAGTTCAACACTATTCTGACGATTCTTAGTATCTTGCAACCTTGCTTCTCTTAATACAAAATCCAAATCTTTGGTTGGGTCAGCATATCGTTGACTAAACTCCTGAAATGAAAACGAACGATGACGTAACATCTGCCTTGCAATATCTCTTGTCGTTTCAATCTCCAGACACACACTAACCATTTCAAGTGGCGACCAATGGGCATTTTTTACCAAATATTTGATAAGTTTTTCTGAAGTTTGTGTATTGAGTTGGTTACTAGGATTTGATACACGAGCACAAAAGGCAATCAGGTCTTGTAAATCTTCTAGATTAGAATCCAACATTTCGTCGGACGGTTTACTATAGCTAATTAATTTTACTTTCATAATCTTTTCCACATATTGAATTTTACTTGAGCCTGCAACCCTTTGAAGGTGTTACTACTTATAATACTTTCTATTTCATCCGGTGAAATTCCCGACATAATCATTTCATTAATATCTTTTCCTTGCATCGTATCAGGCCAAATTACTATGTTATGTTCTGATTTGATTGCATCTTGCATCATCTTCACGATATCCTTATTGCGACTTTCATTGTCATATATCAAAACTTTATTTACAGCAGAAATTTTATCTGCTACTTGTATTAGGTTTGCATCGGCAGCTGCAACACAATTCTTTAGGAATAAACTATCTATCGGTCCCTCCACAATCTTTACCGTATCATGTATATTCAATCTATCCATACCGTAGACCAACTTTTCTTCACTATCGTTAGTTCGTATAGTAATGTATCGTAAAGTCTTGTCTGAAGTCTCCAATGCACGGCCAGACACAGCAATCAGATTGTTGTACTCATCATAAAATGGTATGATTAGGCGAGCATCATCAACTAATTTCTTACCGTGATTTGGTACCAGTGCATCAATAAATTTCTTATAGTGCTGTGTGAAAAGGAGTTTGTCGTAGATGTTATTTGGTATTTGCCTTTTTGTCAAATATACTTTACAAAAATGTTCATCAGGCAACTTATCACACCACTCGGCATGCTCAAATACCTTTTCTTTATCTAACTTGTCAAACCTAGGTGATGGTATAATAAATGTTGGTTTTGCAATATTGGTGTGTCCTGATTCACCATTTTTATATCTCTCAAGAATATATTCTTTATATAGAGAACCATCCATACTCTCAATTAATTTACCAATGCTTGTGCCGGCTCCGCAGTTTTTACATGAATAAAAAAGGTTGTTGCCTTTCTTATACACATAACCACGAGCCTTCAGGGGATTTTTCTTTGAGTCTCCACATAAAGGACAACTAAAATTCCAAACATAGTCATTCTTACGCTTGAAATTACGGAGACGATGAGATATTAAACCAATATACTTGATTTCAACTGATAGTGTCATAATATAAAAAAAAACTAAAAAATAAAATTACCCAAATATTTTAAATATTATTTCGGTATGCCCTGAAACCCAACCAATAACAGCAATTGCACCAGCAATAGTCCAAATCCATTTATCTCTAGATTTTTCTAAAGATGTTATTTTATTTGCCATTTCTGCATGTTGTGAACATGATGTATTATACATCTTTTCTAGCTGAGAAGTCAAGTCATCTCTTGTTTTATCAAGGCAATCATGTACATCTTTAACATCTACTTTCAAATCGTCAATTTTTTCAGTCAGATTCTCAATTCGTGTTTCAACAATACCTATTCTTTCTGTTTGTGTTGGCATTTTCATGTTCTTCTATTTTGGTATTAGGTGACCAAATTCAGCTTCAGCCTTGCGTGTGCCTGGACCAGTAATGCCGTCAGCCTTTATTTTAGCTCCAACTGATATTAGTTGTTGTTGTCTTTTTTGCACAGTAGCATCAAATCCAGCTGGTTTAGAAGCCGTTGCTGGTACTTTTGTTGGAACAGGTGTGCCCTCAAGTTTCTTATGTACTTTGATTGTTCTGCAAGTTTGTTTTGGTTTACCATCTTGCGATAAAACAACTTTACCATCTTTTCCAACAACATCTTTACATATCGTTTTAGTTTCAGCTGCAGCATATGCATATGATAACATGAAAAACGATGTAATAGTGGCAAATATATATTTTTTCATTTTTTGTCCTATAGTTGTGGAGTTGGAGCAGGCGGAGGTGCTTTAGCTGAAAAAGGTGTTGGAGTCGGCATCACAGAGGTTGGCGTTATTGGCATTGGCATAGATGGAGTTAATCCACCATTGTTTGCACCAGCCATTTTTTCTTGTGTCCGGCCAAATGCAGCAATACCCAACACAGCACCCATGGCCAAATGGAACAAGCCAGCACCGGCTAGTGTGATCGGATTCCATTGACTTGTGACATTACCGCCGTGGATGGCCTGTACCATACTCCATAGAACAGGAAATAAAACAAAATCGGTAATACACACAATCATGTACATCCAACCCATCATTGGACGCCATTTTGAATTCATCCAATCTTCTTTCTTTTTCTCGCTGGCACTCATTTCTTTTTGTTCTATGTCAGACATTTATATATTCCTATGTTAAGCACCAAAAACATGAAGAGCGTGTTCATAATGTTTAACTCTATCTTCAAGACCAATGTAACCACCGTTAATAGCTTTAGTTAGACCTTTAATATCACCAACATCAGCAAATCTGTTTAGGTTATTAGATTCCCAGAACCAACAAGCCGATTGTGCAGCACCTTCAAATGTAGCAAGGTATTCAGGAACATCTTCAACATTCATTTCAACACTTTCAGCAAACCTAGTGTAATTATCTTTACCTGTTAACTGAATTAAACCTTTACCTGCATATTTCCAACCATCACCTGACGATTCTGGTCCATTGCCCATTCTATCACAGTATGCACGATTGGCAATTCTTTCTTGTTGACCAGCATATTGAGCTGCGATTTCTGGTGGAAATCTAGAAGGCCAAACTCTTGATAATGATGCAGCCGAGTAGTTCAAGTTTTCTTTTAGAGCAGTAAACCCAGCCGATTCATGAGCACACTGAGCGATAAATGCAGCCATGCGTTGAGGTGTATTGATCTCGTAGTCTGGAAATAACTTAGAGAGAGCCCCATGCCATTGCTCGACATAAGGATTAGTTGGTAATAATTGTTTTAATTGTTCTAATGTTAATTGCATTTTAATCTCCTAAACTGGAACAACAGCACTAGCTACGGTAAGAATTGCAACAATAACTTCACGAAGTTGTTGATCTCTTTCAAAATCATTTGCGTCATTTTGAATTTGCTCAACAACTTTTAAATTGTTAGAAAGTTCTTTGAATTCTGAAGCCGTTATTTGACCTGTTGCGTAAAGATGTTGATAGTCTTGTGCCTGTGCGGCTAATTGCTCTAATGCTTTCATCTTGGTTTACTCCCGACAACTCGTTGTATTTCTTCTGCCGATTTGGCAATAGTATTTAATTTAGCTTTACAATATACTGGACTAGGATTTTCTCTTTTATAAAGTTCATCTACCATGACATATAACTTATCTGATAGGTCAATAGTGGCCTTGTTCTGTGGGATATACTCAGCAAAATTTTTAAATTCTAACGATATAGTATATAATGTTTTTACAGATTCTTTTGAACAATCACCAACAATAGCTTGTGTTCTAAGTTTATTTACTAATGCATATTCCGTTGTATCATAATTCGCCATGAACAATGAGCATCCAGACAATAACATTACAGATAAGATAACTAGTTTTCTCATTTTACGCTCTCAAATATTTCTTTCTGTTGTTTGTACCATTCTTGCCATGTTTCAACTTTTATTTTACATTCGTGATATAAAGTGTAATTATTTGTAACAACCACCAATACATCACTTAGCTTTGATGTTTTTTCTACTTCTTCTAATTCAACACACGATTTTTGTAGAGAATCAGGAATACTTGGAAAATTACGAGCAACAGGTACAGTCGTGCATCCAAATAAAAATACAATAGGTAAAATCAATAATTTTTTCATTTCACGCCACGAGCTGATGTGTTTAATAAATCAATAACATTTGGTTCAATTTTACAAACCTTATCTATGGTTGATGCATTTGCTTTAATATTTTTTCTTGTAACATATTGTATTTCTTTAACTGTTTTCACTCTATCAATATAAACAGTTTCTATTTTAACATTGGTTTCATTTGATTTTGCTTCAGCAATAGCAACTTTTTGCTCAAGATCCTCAACTTTCGCTCGCCATACTTTCTCTGTCTCCCTCTCTTCC